GGTGGATTCACTCTAGGCGACGGACTTGCGCGGCTTCACGAGGGAGAGGCGGTTTTGACAAAGCCACTTACAGCAGAGCTTAAGGAAGGTGTTGGCAAGATTGCAGACGGTGGCGGCAATGCAAGTTATGCTGTAACATTGGATATGCGTGGAGCAACAATCTCATCTAATGTCGATATCGAAAAGGCTGTCTACGCTGCCATCGACAAGAAGGAAGGCAAGATGGGACGAAAGAGGAAGATTGGCGAATGACACTAGTATTGATTCAGTTGATGAAGTGGAATGGCAATGCCATTACCGAACATAACAGGAAGCCGCTGAACGTTGACATTGAGCGTATCGGACGTGACCAGCGAATGGCTAATGGTCATTTGCGTAAGTACGTCGTAGCAGACAAGAAGAAGTTCAGCACTTCCTGGGATATGCTTCCAAAGGGAGTGTCATTCGCCGTTGACGGCAAGTGGGCAGGAGATGCCATCGAGTCGTTCTACGAATCAACCAGGGGCTCATTCACCCTTGAAATTACAAATATTGATGCAACAGTTGAAACTTACACTGTGATGTTCTCAGACTTCTCAAAGGAGATTGTCAAGCGAGGTACACAAGACTTCTGGAACATCTCAGTATCTATGGAAGAGGTATAACGTGCCAGCACCAGCAACAACGTTCCTAAAGGACACGCTCGACAAGTCAAACTCAATTGACGCAAAGCAGCGTGTCATTGTGGAATGGAATATGAATCGGTATGCAGAAGTACTTGTCACCGACAACTCTGGAGCACCAGACGATGACAACAATCCATATCCAAGCATGTTCCCAATTGAATCAATTGCATTTCCAAACCGGCCAACCACCGGTTTGGCTTTTGCACGTGCTGGACAGAGTGAGGCTTTCAACAACCGCAGTGACATCCCTGATGATGCCCGTGAATACGTTGCATCTGAGACCAGCAAGTACAAGTACTGGGCGAGTCCAGTGCGTTCACAGACGACCGCTGTATCCGGCGCATATCCGATTGCTACGACATTTCCATATGTGAAGCATGCCTCAGCAGATGGAGTTTTCTACCTCCCTTCCAAGACAAACAAGATTGTCATTGGATTTGAGATTTCACAGGCAAAGCCGGTTGCGTGGGAGGTTTTCGTGAGGACGGGACCAATCGCTGCCCTTACTGACCCATGGGACTCAACTGCCATTTCAACAAATGGTGCTATCAACACAGATGGTCAGCACATTTTGTATTACCAGTCTAATGGCACATGGTCAACCTCACCTGGAGACTACCTAACAGCGCCGGGTTGCGATGTAAGCGCTATTGCAGTTCACGTCATTTCAATGGACAAGGCAGACCAGTACTGCAACGTTATTGAAATTAGCCCACGTCTAGAGCGAGATATCTCTGACCGGGTTATCGATTGGAATGCGGGCTATGAGCTTGGAGATGATGACCAAGTTTCACCAATTGGAGTTATCAGTGCAAACACTGGAAGCATCAGCATTTCCAACGCCAAGGATGGCGCTGTATGGCCTGATTCTGGATACTTCGAGTCTTCAGACCTCTATGGTCCGCTGGATGCCAATGTCGAATTCAGAATTGATTTCGGAGTAGATACGACAGCAAACGGCGGGTCCGGGATTGAGTGGACACGCCTTGCCACTATGTTCTCAGAAGGATGGGAGACAGATGAAGATACAATGAGTGTTCCCCTAAAGGATTTCTCCAAGTACCTTCAGGAAGTCAACCCTAATCAAATGCTTTTCACTGACTTGAGCGTTGGTGAGATTATTTGGCGTATCCTTGACTCCATTGGTGTCAATAAATGGAAGTACAACGTGTCAGCCGACACGGCCAACATGAAGGTCGCCTACTTCTGGACCAACCCAGAAGAGACTGTTTGGCGAAACATCCAGGATTTGTGCCGGGGTACCCAGAGCGTTGTCTACGTAGATGCTGACGGAGTAATCTGCATTGCAACTAGAGATTCAATGTTCAAGCTTCCAGCAAGCTCAGCAAATATCGTTGAATTGCGTTCGGAGACTGTCGGTGACAATCTTCCTAACATTGAAGAGCTAAACCTTGGAAGTGAGTTTACTGTTAACAGTGTCAATATCAATTACCGTCAAACGGGATTGGCAGAGGACACACTGAAGCGTCCAATTTCAGAGATTGTCTGGCAGCCTGAAGGTGTGCAGGTTCTTCGATGCTCAAACCTTCAGAGAAAGATGCTTGACACTGATACTTTCTTCTACATGGACAACAAGGACGCAGCCATTTGGCCGTTTGAAGGTCTTTGCAACATCGGTGGAGAAATCGTTCGATTCTCAGGAAAGCAGTACGCCTACATGAAGCCAGATAGCACATGGGCATATGCCGTATTGTACAGCGCCGATGACAAGAACTCATTGGATAATGACCCAACACGTTCAAAGTCTGACCAGGCATGGCGCTTCTACTACACCGGCAAGTTCTACGTCAAGGAACGCGGGGTTGGTCCGACATCAACCGAAACTCATGACCCAACTATTCTTGGTTGGTATGCTGCCGCCAAGTACGGCGCATATGGTGGAACTCAGCGTAGCTGGACTGGAGGAATGAAGTATTTCCCTCAGGATGGATTCCTACGTCTCGAAACGAACAAGACGTTCATGAATTCAGCAGTCTACACGGTTCAGCGCAGTACGCCGGGTTACTCCTCTATCGACACCGTATATGGAACAAGATTCCGCTTCCCAACCAGCCCAACTGGAGCATGGTTCAACTCAGCCGGTATTTGGGTATTCGGTGATTCAACCTACACCCAAATGTACATGATTGAGGTTACGCCAACATACACAATTGAAGGCGGTAAGTTTAGGACGACATCTAACGAGATTAGAGTCCTCAAGCGTAAGAACGGAGAGTTGCACCAGCTTAACAAGGGATATGCCTTTGGAGTTGTACGTGGACAGTGGATTGATATTGACGTACGTATTGAACGTCCTATCGCTGGCCCTCAGATTAGCGTTTCAGTAAATGGAAAGCTCGCTGTTGTCGTGCAAGACCTCGGAACCGTTCAGGGTGCTGCAATTACAGCAACCAACCGCTGTGGAATTTACACACGCGGATGGACGGCGGCTGACTTTGAATACTTCTACACAGTCCCAGGAGGACATGTCCTGGATGCAATTCCAGACGAGACAGACTTCCTCAGTCAACTAAGAGGTGGCTATCAGTCCCGTCAGCTAACGAAGTATGTCATGGGATACAACCCATGGATTGCGGCTGGATTGCGTTCGTCAATTGTGTATGCAAAACTAATTAAAGATTCTTACAGGGATAGGTATATCGAAGAATTCGGTGTTCCAATTCATGAAGTCAGAGAGTACAACGTCAAGTTCGAAAAGACGCCGGTTCTCTACTCAAGTCTGTACGTATCTAACTCTGACCAAATCATCACAACTGAATATAATGGAAACGCATTTGGTGCAACATTTACTCTTGCCAACTCTAGTCGAATCAATTCTGTTGCTAACGGGGAGGATACTGTTACCTACGGTCCTGACAACTCCGTTGAGCAGAAGATGGTCATTACTGCTAGAACAATTCAGCAGCAGGATGAAAAGACATACACGGTAAAGGATGACAGGGCAATCCGGATTCACGGAGAGATTCCTCTTGAGATTTCCTCAGATTGGATTCAGTCAGAGGCAGCGGCAAAGGCTATTGGTGATTGGATTATCAACAACTGGGCAGAGCCAGCAGATACGGCAGAAGTCAAGATTTTCGGAAACCCATTGGTTAGAGTCGGAGATGCAGTCAACATTACGTATGCTCCAAAGGGAATTGCCGGGATTAAGTTCGTGGTCCTCAAGTGTGACCAGTCTTGGGATAACGGGCTTGTCACAACGATTACTTGCCGAAAGTGTCCACAACAGGTATAATTTGTATATGGCACAAATCCGTGACACAGACATCATCAGAACCCCCGAAGTAACTGTAGACCCACGTCTATTCGTTCCAGAGGGTGTCATTGATATGAGCGTCAAGTCTCCAGAGATTGACCCAGACAACCCAGTTGATGTCCCCGATATTGATGAGGGTGTAGCACCTGGAGAAATCATCTCGGACGCGGGTGCCGACAATATCTCAAACCTGGAGGACTTCACCCTTCCGACTCCAAATTCCGTGACTGTCGTTGAGCAGACAATGCGCTTTGGTCCAGATGGACGGGCTGTAGTGGATGTCGTCATTGAAGTAGAAGATGTCCCAGGAATTAGTAATTACGATGTGAGGACGACAAAGGGATGATTAGAGGGGTCTATCGCTTTTACCAGAATGGAGAGCTTCTTGCCGAGTCAGAGAATCTTCTGACAACAGAAGGCAAGAGGCTCCTCCTTCGTGTATTGGCAGAACAAGCTGCCAGTCTAGGGCAGGCTATTGGTGTTGGTGTCGGCGCGACAGCAGCAAATGTGGCAGATACCAGATTGAATTGGGAAGTTGACAGAGCGCAAGTCTCCATCAAGGCAGTCGATTACGACAACAATCTTGTCATTATGAAGGCGACTCTTCCTCAGAACACCGAGTACACAATTTACGAAATTGGCCTTTGGAGTCAGTTCAGCAACAGTCTGAATTCAGATAGTGCATCACGTATTCTGACTACCTTCGAAACAGATTTCGAAAACTGGACCAACTTCACCTTGGACACCGCTCAGGCCAGAACGTCTACCAATGCAATGAGGATTGATGCACTTGCCTCAACAACGAAGACTTCAACGAGCGACGTTAATCTGGATTTGTCCGGTTATTCAAACGTGGACCAGTTCTCCGTAGCCTTCTACAAGGCCAATAACAACATCACGACACTTGGAATTGTCTTTGAGTCAACGAGCGGAGTTTGGAGAAAGACCACTACTGTATCTTCATTGCCAGTTGGATATAACGTCATCACCATGAACAAGGGTGACTTCGTTGCCACCGGTACACCAGATTGGTCAGATATTAACAAGATTGATATTGAAGTAACAGCCGGTGGAACGGCGGGTTACTTGATTATGGACGGAATCCGTATTGAGGATGCAGATACACTTAATCCAGATTACGCCCTTGTATCACACAGTGTATTGGGAACACCATTGGTCAAGACGGATAACGCACCGATGGATGTCGAATACGCAGTGGAGATTACCTTCTCATGAGACTACTACTTAAAGACCTAGAGGCTGGACAGCAGTACCGAGTTCAGGTTCGCTCTAATGATGGACAAGCAGTATCCCACTGGTCACCGCTATACAGCTTTACGACCATGGTTGACAACGTAGCGCCGAATGTGCCTACGTCATTTGCCGTTGTCCAGCA